GGTTTAATTCAGTATTTGCGCAGTATACGCACATTTCAGAATCTTAATGTGAATACTAATTTCCGTTATTATTTTGAAAATATAGACCGCGCGTATATGCGGGAGCAAGACTACACAAAGGAAAATTTGCGCGCTAAGTTTGCTAACCGCTATGGGGATGCAACTAAATTTCAGAATGTAACAGTGCCAGTAGTTATGCCGCAAGTAGAAGCCGCGGTAACTTATCAAGCGTCTGTATTTCTTACTGGACAACCATTATTTGGAGTTGTTAGCAATCCAGCTAACATGGATGCTGCTCGTGCTATGGAAGCTGTTATAGATGAGCAGGCTATTCGCGGTGGCTGGGTCAATGAATTCATGCTTGCTTTCCGTGACGCATTTAAATATAACTTCTTCGCCCTAGAAGTAGAATGGGATCGTGTAGCTACTGCTACATTAGATACTGATTTGCGTCAAGATACTAAGAATGGCACAGTAAAACAAACCATCTGGGAAGGTAATGTAATTCGGCGGCGTGACCCATATAATACTATTTGGGATACTAGGGTTCATCCTACTAAAATTCATGAGGATGGTGAATTTGTTGGATACACTGAACTCATGTCCCGAGTTAAGTTGAAAGATTTTATTGGTAAGTTACAAAATAAGATAGTAAGTAATGTAGTTAATGCATTCCAATCTCAGCCTTCTACAAGTCTGGGAACTATTATGTCGCCTACCTCTGCATATTATATCCCGCAACTTAACCCAGAAATTCTACAACAAGATGCTATTCTGAATACTGGATTTAACTGGATGAGCTGGGCAGGGCTATCGGAATTTACAGAAATAGATTATAAGGATATGTATGTAGTTACTACCTTATATGCTCGCATTATTCCCGCAGACTTCGATATGTCTGTACCTAATAAACAGACTCCGCAAATCTGGAAGTTTATCTATGTAAATGATACTGTACTCATTTATGCAGAAAGGAAAACTAACGCTCATGCATTTTTACCTATACTATGTGGGCAAGGTTTAGATGATGGTTTAGGTTATCAGACAAAGAGTCTTGCTACTAATGTTATTCCATTTCAACAATTACAGAGCGCTTTATGGAATAGTAGTGTAGCAGCTTCTCGTAGAGCTATTAGTGATAGGGCTCTTTATGATCCTAGTAGAATATCAGAAGCACAAATAAATAATCCTAATCCTGCTGCTAAGATGCCTGTACGGCCTGCTGCGTATGGTAAGCCGGTTAGTGAAGCTGTATATCCATTTCCATTTCGCGATGATCAGTCACAGCTTATTATAGCGAAAGCACAGCAATTGGATATGATGGCTAATAAAATAAGTCGTCAGAATCCAGTTAGGCAAGGGCAGTTTGTTAAAGGAAATAAAACACGCTCTGAATTCCAAGAAGTAATGCAGAATGCTGATGGTGGCGATCAAATGATTGCTATGTATCTAGAAAGTAAGTTATTTACCCCGCTGAAAGAGATTCTAAAACTTAATATCCTACAGTTTCAGCCAGCTACACAGCTATTCAGTCGTAGCCAGAAGCAAGTTGTTAATATTGATCCAGTAGCTTTGCGTCAAATGGTACTTACTTTTAAAGTATCTGATGGATTAGTACCTAGTGATAAAATAATATCAGCAGACGCTATTAGGGATTCTTTACAAGCAATTGCTAATATTCCTGCGATTGGGCAATCATATAATCTGGCCGGGTTATTTTCTTACTTTGTTAAAACTCAAGGTGCTGATATTGAAGAGTTTGAAAAGAGCCAAGCACAAGTAGCTTATGAAACTGCTGTACAACAATGGCAACAATTATGTATAGAACTTGCTAAACAGAATCCTAATATAACTACATTTCCTCCACAGCCAGTGCCGCAGCAATTTGGTTACGATCCACAACAAAATCAAGCACAGCAAGGAGCTGCAGTTCAACAACAACAAACACAACAAATACCTAACTTACAAGCAGCATTAGCAGCAACTTCAGCTTCACAAGGACAACCACAATTACAGTGATAGGAAATTAAAATGGATACTCCGGTAATAAAACTTATCTTACCACATGAACTTACTGACTCTGAATTAAGTCAGGCGATGGATTTACCATTACTTACTGTGATGCATCTAGAAAATGAGAAGATGCGGATAATTCAAGAAATAGTAACTCACACTTATACTCCACAAGATAAAGAAGGATACGGAGTTAAGTTAGCATATTTGCAAGGTAAGTTAGATATGGTAACTTGGTTACTAGCAACCGCTGATGAAATAGATGAGCAGCAAATAAGAAGGGCATCACAAGATGTAGCAGAGCAAGCAGCAGTAGATACTATATCTCCAGCAGAGCTGTTTAAAACGATTCAAACTGGTGAAAATAGTAGTTTTTAAATCTTTATATAACTTAACTTCAATACCTCAATAGGAAACTAAAATGGGAATCTTCAATAATTTGTTTGGTGCTGTTCCGAATACTAACCCTGCCGCTGTTGCTAATCAGCAAACACCGGGTAATATACCTGCGCAAGCTCAGCAAACTATGCAAGGACAACAAAATCTATCTACTGCACCTAACGGTGTAGTTCCTGCTATGGATGATAAACAACTACAGAAAACTGGGGAAGTCAAACAAGAAGCCCCACTTGCTGAGTTTAAGGACCTATGGAAAAATGAACCTAAATTAGATGCGGCGGGTAAACCTATAGTAGAAAACAATTCTATATTTGGACAAGTAGATTCAGCCGCATTACTTAAAGCTGCACAACAAATAGATTTCACAAAAGATATAGTAACTCCCGAAGTACTTCAAGCTATTCAGGCTGGGGGAGAACAAGGCACTGCTGCCTTTTTATCAGTACTGAATAAATCCAATCAATTAGTTTACGCAAAGTCTGCTGAAGTTACTACCGCTCTTATTGAGAAAGGGCTTAGAGAAGCAGAAGGCAGGTTTGTTGATAAACTACCTCAGCATGTTCGCGCAGCCAATGTTAGTGATTTGGTTAGCCAGAATCCCATGTTTAATGACCCCGCAGCAAGACCAATTATTGATATGGTAGTTAAACAACTACAGGCTAATAATCCTAATGCTACGCCTAGAGAGTTGGATGAAATGGCAGGAAAGTATTTCACTCAGTTTGGAAGTACTCTTAATACTGCTACTAGGAATGGTACTGCTGATAATACTAGGTCGGGAAATCCTCTTCGGCACTCCGAGCAAGATTTCTCGTTTATGTTGGATGAGCAGTCTAATCCTTTTGGTTCCCAGTAATATTATCTTATTTATAATTTTCTATAGGAGTTTTATTTATCATGTTTAGTTCTGCCATGGTATTTAGTAAAGGAATGCCTAAACTAGCTAGTGCTGGTGATGGTTGGTTAGGGCAGCCGGTTGTTACTAGGAATAGTACAGATAGCAATCAAACTATTGGACTAGCTGCATTCCTTGGTGGTGTGTGGAGTCATACTGTATCAACTGCTAGAAACGATACTACACCTCCGGCTGCTGATATAATTGCAGCCCTTCCTAATTGGGGAATTGGAGATAGTTTTCTAGTTTATGTGTCTGCCCCCGGTGCTGGAACAGTAGGAATTGTTGGAGGTACAGGAGTTACTGTGCAAGGTGCATTTAGTACTCCTGCTGGCGGTAGTAGATGGCTGCAAGTTACTAAGACTTCTGCAACCACAATTACTATTACGGCTTTTTAATTTAATAACTTTGCAGTACCTTACTACTTTCTAATAACTTTTCAAAGGAATTTTCGAAATGGCAAGTTTCTCAGGGATGTTTAATACTGGTAACTTCACGCAGAACTTAGCTAAACTAAGTTTCGCGCAGATGATTACTCGCTTGATGCCTAATGGTCAAGCTCCGCTGTTTGCAATTAGTAGCATGATGAAATCGGAAAATGCTGTTCAGCCTGAACATGGCTTCTTTACTAAAACCATGTTGTTTCCTCAAGCTACTTTGAGTGCTGGAGTAGCTAATGGCACAGATAATATTTTCACGATTACTGATAGTAGCAATATTCTGCCGGGCATGTCTCTTCGTTCGCAAGATACTGGCGAAGTTGTATTGGTAGATAATATTATCAGCCCCACCAGTATTCAGGTAGTTCGCGGAGTTGGCACTGTTGCTGCTGGTGCGATTACTAATAGTACTAATCTGTATCAAATTGGCTCAGCCTACGAAGAAGGTTCTGTGCGTCCGATAGCTCTGAACATTACTCCTGTTCGGATCACTAACTATACGCAAATTTTCCGTAATAGCTGGGCACTTACGGATACCGCTCGTGCTACATTAGTAATTGCTGGCGATACTACTATTGCTGAAAGTAAACAAGATTGTGCGGCTTTCCATGCAATTGATATTGAAAAATCTCTGTTGTTTGGACAGAAATTCATTGGTACTAGAAAGGGACAACCTTTCCGTACTATGGATGGTGCAATCAATATTATCAGCAATCCTGCATACTATCCTACTAACTTCCCCACACCTAATGTTACTACAATGGGGAGTACCACGAATTATACGCAATTGGAAGCTGCTCTTGATCCTTGCTTTAATCAAGCAACTGATCCTAAGGTAGCTAATGAGCGTGTATTGTTTGTTGGTGGAACTGCTAGGAAAGCTCTTAATAACATTGGCCGCCTTAATGGTACTTACTATATGGTTGATGGCCAAACTAATTTTGGATTGCAATTCCAAACATTCAAAATTAGCCGCGGTACTTTCCGTATGATTGAGCATCCGCTCTTCAATACTAATCCTGATTGGGCTAAAATGGCAGTTGCTATTGATATCTCCACTTGGGCACTTGCGTATCTTGGTGATCGTAAAACTCGCTTTGATCCGTTTGGTGTTGGTGAAGGTGGCGATGCTGGACTTGATGCGCAAGGTGGCACGCTTACTACGGAACTTACTTGCACCATTAAGAATCCGCCTGCTAATGCAGTTCTGTTCAATCTTACTGCTGGTGCTGCTGGCTAACAAGATATCTCCTGTATAACAATAATTGTCAATTACAATATAGCTAGTTACTTAGTACCCTTACCGTCACTTCTAAGTAACTAGCTAATTTTTCAATAGGATACTAAAATGAGTGCAACTGAAGATACCAAACCCGTTATTAAGCAATACTTCTCCAATGCTCAATTCACCCGTTTTCCCCTTAAGAATGGTGTACTTTGTCATTTTGTAGATCATAAATTCCGTACTAAAGACCCAAAAGTACAGAAAGAACTTGAAGAAGAAATGGATATTCTTCGCGAACAAGGGCAAGGTAATTTATTTTATATTAAGAAAGATCAGCATATTGTAGACTCTCTTATTGAAGACCCGTATGCTGAACTTAGAAAGAAAATAGCTGCTGAAGAGCGGCAGAAAGTGTTAGCAGAAATAGCACGAGAATCTGGTGTACAACCTAATATAACATTAGATGTTAATGCAGCCCCTGCTGCTAAAGCAGCCACTCCAGTAAATCCTGCACATACTGGTAAGGCAGGTATGGCAACCTCAGTAGATGTTGGCGGTAAATCTGTAAAATAATAGGAAAATAAAATGGCTATAGGACTTGGTGAATTACAAGATCAAGTATATACCATTACTAATAGGCCAGATTTAGTTCAAGAAACTAGTCTGGCCATTCGTAATGAGACTCTGAAAGCACATAGTAGTGATAACTTCTATAAAGATATCTTTCAGACAGGAATTCAATGGAGCCCTGTAGATTACATACAGAGCTTGGATTACAAAGCACTAGTACCTCGGTATAGAAAATTCAAATATCTCCGTAAATACTATCCTGCTATGGGGACAGAAACACAAGGCAGAGACGGAGATTTTTTTACCTTAATAGTACCGGAAATATCATTAGATGATTATGGTATTAATAGAGAAAATGTATGTTATGTGGCTGGATCATTCATCAATATTCGCAGTAGTACGCAAGATCAGTATATGATATTTGGTTGTTATGTACACCCAGATGTTACTGAACTTGGATATAATTCTTGGATAGCTGATGAATATACCCCATTAATAGTTAACAGAGCGGCAATGAAGATAGCGATTAGTATTGGTTTCCAAGATAGATTACAGTCGTTGATGTTTGAAATACAAGAATGGGCACAGATACTTAAACAAGAAGCTACTGCTGGAGGAGAATAGCAAGTGAGTAATCCAAGTATTTGGGACCCAGAAAGTCCTATAAGTTTAGTGCGACAATTAATCGAGCTATTCAGAGGTACTAGCCTTACTACTAATACCGTCGGTACAGGTAATAAAACATTTGTTACAGACCCTAATCTGTATTTCGAATTTGGGCAATGGTTGCTAGTTGTTGATGTTGCAAATGCTAATAACTATATGACTGGACAGGTTGTTAGTTATGACATCGCTACAGGTGATTTGGTATTAGATAGTAAATTTATTTCTGGTAGCGGTACTAAAAGTAATTGGGTTATCTATGTATCTGGAGCACAAGCATTAAGTACTTGGAACGGTGGAACTGTATCTGGTGCTAGCACTTTTAATGCTACTGTACTATTTAATCAAGCAATTACAATAGCTAATGCAGCAGTAGCACTTACAGGAACTGCTACGCTTACACTTGCTGCTGATCCAGTAGCTCCTATGCAAGCTGCTACTAAGCAATATGTAGATGGCTTAGGTTTTAGTACTGGTATGATAGCAGCTTTTGCTCGCGGAGTCAGTATTCGTCCCGGCTGGCTTGAATGTGATGGTAGTGCAGTTAGTAGAGTTGGCGCTAATACAGCATTATTCGCGTATCTTGGTACAACATATGGTAGTGGTGATGGTATTAATACCTTTAACTTACCAGATTTGCGACGCCGTACTTTAGTTGGCCGTGGTGGTTCTGCTACTGGGGTATTAGGTAATGCTGTATCTAATACTGGCGGGGAAGAAGCTCACCAAATGACATTATCAGAACTTATAGCCCACCATCACATTCAAACAACTTTCCAAATTGGAGGTTCATTAGGTAATGGTGGCTCTGCTCCCGGCTCTGGTCCCGGACCAAATGCTAATACTACAGATACAGGTAGCTCAGTACCATTCAATGTTATGCAGCCTAGTATGGTTACACTATATTGTATAAAACAATAAGAGGGAAAGATGATTCAATCTGTCTATCGTAGTGAACTTCCAATACCGGAGGCAGAATTTAGGATTGAATTTGCTAATTACTTAAGAATACTAAATGAAACGCCTCCGGGATATCCAGTAAACTATGTTATGTTTCCTTTATTTACAGAGTTAGCTCCTAATTTCACTGTTATGGAAGACCCGTTACCCCAACAAATATTAACATTAAGTAAACATTTCGAAGACGCAGTGAATGACAAAATACAAGAAGAATGCACGGCGGCTGGATTCGATAATATTAATACTGCTCGTGCGTATGCTAGCACAGATAATCCGTTACAAGCACAGAGCATTAGTTTTGTTAATTGGACTGCTGCTGTTTGGCTATACTGTAAGCAATACTTAGAAGATGTGCAGAACGGTGTGCGGCCAATTCCAGAACTTGAAGAATATTTAGCTACATTACCTACAAGAGTGGTACCCCCATGATTATATTTGCTAATGTACGTCTTAGTAATAAAGATTGGCTTGATCAACCTGCACATTTTGCAGCAGGAGCTGGCTCTGTTTTAGTAGCTTCCGTATTAACTGCTAATAATGTTTGGGCAATATTATTGGCGGGCATACTCTCTTTTGTTTACGCTTGTCGTAGAGAGTATAAACAGCATCCTGACACTGGAAACTTTATTGATTTAGATTCCGTTGTTTGGTTAGTAGGTGTAGTATTTGGTTGGGTAGTTTGTTTTATTTAGTTCCGTTTAGTTTAGTTTATAACATTATCAAAAAGGAATTGCAATTATGTCCGAAAATTTCACGCAAACATTGCATGAAGTAAGTGATAAGATAGATGCTCTCAAGGATCACATTACAGCTAAAGCTGATGAAGTACAGACAGCTGTATTGCAATCTTATGGGGAAGTAGATACTGGTACAGATAATATTTTGATGTGGGTAGCAAAGAATAGATTTTCTGCTTTTATTTGGGCAGGGTACACTATCACAGCAATTCTGTTGGGAGTGGTTATTAAATCTTTCTTCTAGTAGGTGCTGTTATGACACAAGAGGAGATAGACTTAGTAGCTACTGCTGTATGTAAACAACTTGAAGCTCATAAGAATTCCTTCTGGGTAGAACCTGAAAAACATTATAATCATCACAGAGAGATTGAACAGCTTCTTAGTGATTATAAAGAAGTTAAGGGGCTATTCTGGAAGGCATTCTTTGGATTCGCAATAGTAGGCACATTTGCGGTAGCCTTACTAGGATTTAGCAT